CCTCGTGATGGGCCTTGGCGCATCATTGATACTTAAAGATCCTAAAAAATTACAATAATTACAATAGAGAAAAGCCCCCCCACCGGGGGGTATTTTTTTTTGTTATTTAAAAAAATCTAATTCTAGCTCAGATAGATCAAAATCTCTAAATGGTCCTACTTTTAAAGATTTTATACTTTGATAAAATTTCATTTCTAGCAAGGTGTTTCTAGGGTAAAAATACAATTTTGACAGATGATCACAAATAAATTGAGAGGGCATAAAATTTATACCAAATATAGTAGATATTTCGTCTGCTCTTATAACATTAAATTCTTTATTATGCTCCTTTATTTTAGCTATCACGGGAAACGGAGCTAGAATATGTTTAGCAAAAGAATTAGCTTCTTTTTCAAAGGGATGCTCTCCTTTATTGTAGTGTGTTAAATCATATTCTAATCTTTTTAAATGCCCCATTTTAATATGCCCAAACTCATGAGAAATAGTCCATCTTATCGTTGCACAATCATCTAAATCGTTATACACAATTAAGTATATATCTTTTATTGAGTCGTATAATGTAAAACCATGTTCAGATCCGTAAATATTAACTATTTCACTATGAGTTAACTTAAATAGTTTTTTAAATTTTGAATAAGACATCAATTTTATATTTGGATATTTGCGAATGATTTTTTTTATGTCAATTGGTATTTCTCCATCAGAATGTTGAATTAATATCTCATACGCTAATTGTTCAGCCCTTTTATAATCTGGATTGTAATCATATATCACTATAGTTATTCCTCCTCATCAAAATCTTCAATATTATCAAAAGTAAGTTCCATTAATTTTTGTAATCTAACTAGCTCCTCCTCTGTCATTTTCTTAGCATTTCTAGCAACCCATCTGAATCTAGGAGATTCTACCTTTTCATCTTCTGAATGTAATAGAGCGTGTCCTACTTCATGTGTCCATCCCATCAAATATGCTGGGGTAGTTTTTAAAGCTACAGATAATTTTTCAATCTTATCACTTGGAATATTAATACTACCTTTTTCATATTTTAAAATAGTAGAAGGTGTTACTCCAATTTCATTAGCTAATTTTTCAAGAGTGTACCCTATTTTTTGTCTTTCTTCTCTAATTCTTTCCCCAATACTTTTCATAATAATTCCTCCTTGTTCTTAAAATAAATATAGCATAATTTTTCCCATAAAGCAATAAAAATTTATAATATATGGAAAAAAATTTCTTGACAAGACAAAATAGTTATGATAATATTATGTCGTAATAAGACAAAAGGAGGTGAAGCTCAAGTGATAAACATCGATAAGTTAAATGGCAAGATAGCAGAAAATAGACTTACAAGAGAAAAATTAGCAAAAGCTATGGGAATCAGTGCTAGAGGATTATCTCTTAAGTTAAAAAAAGGAATTTTTAATAATATTGAAATAGAAAAATTAGTACAAATTCTCAAAATAGAAAATCCTATGGAGATTTTTTTTGAAAATTTTATGTCGTAATAAGACAAAGAATAAAAAGAAAGGAGTGATTGAATGAGTGACCATATAGTAAAAGTTGAAAATATAAATGGTGTATTAGTAACAACAAGTAATAGAGTAGCTAAGGAATTGGGTGTAGAACATAAAGACTTATTAGAAAAAATTGATGGGTATGTTAAAAAATTTAACTCAGCGGAACTTTCCGCCCAGTTCTATATACCTAGTAATTACAAGGATAGAAGTGGTAAATCTAATAGAAATTATTTAATAACTAAAAAAGGAGTAGCTCAATTAGTAGGAGGGTATTCAGCAGCAGTAGAGAAAGCATTTCAATTGAATGTAGATTATATAAATGAATTTGAAAAAATGGAAAACTTTATAAAAGAAAACTTAGTGAAAAGAGCTGATATTAACGATATAGATGAAACTAAAAAGAAAAACCTAGAGATAAGGGAAAGGTACTCTAAAGTAAAACTAGCAGAAACTTTAAAGAGCTTAATTCCTTATTCTAATAGTGAAATGTACAAAGAAATATTAGTATCTGAAACAGCTAAAATTTTAACTGGAAAAGAATTATTACCACCTTTGAGAGTACAAGAAAAAACATTAACTGCAACAGAAATTGCAGATATATTTGATATAACTCCAAATATGGTAGGAAAAATAGCAAATGCTAATAATTTAAAGACAGAAGAATTTGGCTATTGGGTGCATGAAAAAGCTGCTCATTGCAATAAAGAAGTACCTAATTTTAGATATTTTGCAAAAGTAATAGAAGAATTTAAAAAGTATGTGAAAAAACCAAAAGAGAAAAAATAAAAAGGAGAGGTTGAATGGAAAATATAAACTTAACTTATACTTATGAAGAATTGAACAAAGAAAAATCATTTTTACTTTTATCTAATTTTATATGTGAAATAGTAACGCAAAAAGCAGATAAATATATTATTAAAGAAGATGAAAGAATTTTATCAGTGGGTGAAGTTCAAAATTTATTTATCGATAGATTAGCTGCAAAAGATGATGAAGAATATGACAAGTTAATATCTGAAATTATGGATAAAATTTTATTTTAAACAATCAATGGAGGGACTAATATGGATAAGTTAAAAGTTGAGAAGATAAAAAGATTTATTAAAAGAGTAAAGGATTTAGATCTTGATTACAGAATAGCTTGTGAAGGGCATGAAACAGATGATACTTTAACTGCTAAAGATTTATCTGAAATAGATTATCTGAATGTCTTTATTTCTGAAAATGTAGTGGTTAATGTTAATTTTAAATCTGCTATAGATATTTGTTTTTGCCACGATTTCCCAATTCTATTTGGAAGAGCTTTTGTATCTCTTGATTTTAAAGATTTAGAAGAAGCCTACAAAGCGGCTAAAAGAATAAAAGTAATAGCTAAAGATATTTTTTAAAGGAGATCATTATGGAAAATATTTATAAAGGTTTTAAAGTAGAAGGAACAACAGAAGAAATAAAAAAGTTAAATCAGCTCATAGAAGATAAGAAACTAACGAGAGAAGATTTAACTTTAATATTAAAAGTTATGGAAAAAAATGATGGTGAAAAAGTACAAATTTTTAAAGCTGGAATATACGAGGAATATGATATTGAAATTAAAGGTAAGTATTCTTCAAAAAATGAAAAAATTCATGCTCCAGATAAATGTTTAGTTATCCTTGTTGATATAAGCTAGATAAGATTTATAAATAGTTTTAAATTCTGATATAGGTGCTAAAGCTCCATACTTTAACTTGCTATTCATATAAGATATTAATCTGTCTTCTTCAGATGTATCAGGGAAAGTCTTATCTCTTAATATATCTCTAGCAATATCACCTTTAATACTATCAGAATTTAGGTACTGAGATGTTTTTAACCATTCAATAAAAGATTTCAAAGCGATCACCTCCTTTGAGATGATTATAACACAAAAGAAAAAGGAGAAAAAAAATGGAAGACTTATATTTTAAAGATACAGAATCAAAATTAATATTTGGATTATTAGAATTAAAAGATAGACAACAATTAGACTTTTTAGACATAGACTGCAAACACTTCTATGATAGAAATATAGCGAAAGAATGGTATGAAAAGAATAAAGTTATTTTAGAAAATAGTAAACATGAACTAAAAGACAGAGTATTAGGAATGCTTTATCAAGTTTATCAAATGATGATTGCATAAAATTTAAGGGAGGATAAAAAATGAAAATAGTAAAAATAAATAATGTCCCTGTAAAAGGGATACCTTTAAAAAATATAAAACTAGTAGGTGGGAAAGTAATTATAGATGGAAAAGTAATTATAAAAAAGTAGGAGGATTAAAAAATGTTACACTGCACAATTCTAAAAAAGTACTGGGATAGAGAAGAACTTAAAGGATTGAATTTTAAAAGAGCATTAGCTATTATTCAACTAATGGAACTTTGGGAGGGAGAAAATGACTAGAAACGAAATAGCTGTAAGAGAACTTTTAAAAGAAAGTAAAAAAGCAACTCTTTATGACGTTGTGAAGTATAAAGTTGTGTGGTTAATTAAAGTCATTTTTGGGGCGTACATGAAGTACGTAGAGTTGTATGACTTTGAAGGGCTTATATGGGAAGAAGGTGCAGAATGGGAGTTGTAAAAGGATCATTTATTGCTCGTGAAAGCTTGTTTAAAAATCATAAATATGTAGTTGCTCTTAATACCACTTCTGAAAAATATCAGGCTTATGTAGTTTTAAATCCTGGGGATGATATTAATCAGGTCTCATTAACTCCAGAAATGAGCTATTACACGGATGACTGGACTTATGGGGCTATAAGTTTTAAAACAGATGATGCTAGATGCAATAACTCAATATATTATGAGAATAAATGTCAGGATATTATTACTCAGCTGACAGCAAAAATTAACTAGAAAGGAGAGATTAAGATGTCAGAAAAGATGTTGTTAACAATGCCAGAAACAGCAGAACTCACAGGAATAGGTTTACAAAAATTAAAACAGATTGCAAGAGAATACTCTGATTTTCCTTTTATAAAAGTTGGTGTAAAGCATCTTGTTATAAAAGAAAAATTGGCAGATTGGTTTATGAAGCACAAGGGAGAAGAGTTATGAAGAAACTAGCATTGGTAATAGCTAGCATATTAGCAGCATACAAAAGAAAAACATCTGTAGTAAGTGACCAAACAAATACAGATGTCTCAAGAAAAAATATTTAGGTAATATATTTTACTTAAATTATACATTAAAAAATTTAAGATTTCAAGGAGAAATGTATGATAACAATAAATTTACTTGAGTGTGTACAAAGAGAATTAAAAAACAATAATAGAAGTTATCCTGATGTAACAGAGGTTTTTATTAAAGGTAAATATAGAATAGATACTTACAACTTCTATAAGTGTGCAGCCAATATAAATTATGATCCAACTAGAGAACTTATAGATCCTGGACTAATTATAAAAGGAAATGATTTTATCATAGATGTGAGATTAGCAAGGGGATATGCGACCGTTTTAAATTTCATAGATTTAAAAGCACCTGAAAAAACAGTACAAATGCCATGTTTAATTTCTCATAGAGATGGAATGTATGTAGGTGATTAAGTGTGGGAATAAAAGTTAATCAATTTTACGATAATGTAGACTGTCCTCGTGAGTTCGTTTGTGCTTACTGTGGAGTTCATGTCTATGTTACCGATGTAAAAGATAAAAGAGTTAAGTACTGTAGTGCTGTTTGTGAAAAACAGTACTGGAGAGAAAAATCTAAACAGAATGCAGCATACAAAAAAAGAAGTCGTGAAAAAGTCCTTGGACTTAGAAATTACAGTGCAAAAGGTATGGCAATTAAGTTATATAAAGAAAAGAAAGAAGCTGAAGAAATGGAATGGAAGGAGAGAAAAGAATGAATACATTAAGCGATCTAAACTCAAAATTATTTGAACAAATGGATAAACTTAGTAAAGAAAATATTTCAGAAGAAGAGTTAGAGAAGGAAATTAGTAGAAGCGAAACTATGATAAAACTTGCGACTGTGATTATTAGCAATGGTGAGTTAGCTTTGAAAGCAGCAAAGTTTAAAGATGACATGATGGATGCAACAGCTAAACTACCTAAAATGCTAGAGGGATAGAATATGAAAAAATACACTGATGAAATGATTGAGTTCTTGAAAGAAGTTACTCCACAGAAAACATATAAAGAAATAACGGAGCTTTTCAACAATAAGTTTAATTTAGACACAACTGTAGAAACGATGAAAGGTCTTCTTAGTAGAAAAAAGATCCACACTGGAACTCTAGGGCGGTTTAAGAAAGGCTCTATTCCTTGGAATAAAGGGAAGAAGGGGTATATGAAAGCCAACAAAACTTCTTTCAAGCCTGGAAATATTCCTGCCAATTGGAAGCCTGTTGGAAGTGAAAGAATTAATGCAGAAGGTTATACACTTATAAAAGTTTCCAATGAAGGTGGTATGTGGAAGAGATGGGCTCTGAAACATAGAATTGTATGGGAACAACATCATAAAAAGAAGATTCCAAGAGGCTCTGTAATCATATTCGCTGATAATGACAGAAGTAATCTAAATGTAGATAATTTAATTCTTAACATATGTGGATTAATTAAAAATGATGCTGAGTTAACTAAGACTGGATTAAATATAGCAAAAATTAGAATTAAATTAGCTGAGTTAAGGAAGGAGAAAAAAGAATGAATATAAAGGAATATAATTCTCAAAATGCTGGAAAACAAGCATTGGTTTTAGAAGAAAATGAAATAAAAAGTTTAATGCATTTTTCTACTATTGCTAAAAATGAAAGTGCGAATGGCTTAATAGTATCAGGAAGTTATGCTGGATTCACCGATACATACAGATTAGCAGTAGTAAGAGATACAAGAGAGGAATTACCAGGAACAGATACTAAAATTTACTCTGTATCAGTATTAGAAGAACTAAAAAAAGCTAAATCTATGGCAGTTTTGAAAGATGGAAGATTAGCCATTCAAGTAAAAGATGAAGTAACAGAATATAATCCTATTCCTAATGCAAATGTACCTGATATAAAAACATTCATTAATAACTACGAATATGAAAACTATTCAAGTGGAAAAGCCATGGAAAAAATAACTGATGATATAGTCTGGAAAATGTTAAAACTAGTAGATTCATCTGACATAAAAAGATATTTCTCTTTTGAGGATGGAAAACTGATAGTAGAAGCATATCCTAATGGAAATTCAGTACTGTTGTTAGATGTTTTAGAGCTTGATAATAAAGGAGCTAAGTTAAAAACTACTCTGAATTTTAAATATATGGACTTATGGCTAAAGTATGTGAAAGATGAAAAATTTGATATTGCTTTAGCTAAAAATAATAGGAATGCTTGTCAGTTCAGAAAGGATAATCTATTTTATATAGTTATGCCTGTGGCATTGAGAGATTAAAGGAGTTGATAGGAATGTCTAAAATAGAAGAAGTTTTGGAGTATATAAGAAGTAACACTCATTCAACAAATAAAGAAATTTCAGAAGATTTGAATATAAGCGAAGGTGTTGTTAGAACTTATTTAAATAGATTAAAAAATAAAGGATACCTAGAAAAGATAGGTACGGAATATAAAGTTTTAAAAGAAATGCCCGTTAACAAATCTAATTACAAGCAAGAAATTATAAAAGAAATGTTGGAATCGTACATGGATGACTTTAGAGAACTTAAAGTAATAAACGAGAAGGTAAGAATTGGAGAGCTTATTATCAGACTCGTGGATAAATTGTAGGTGATGGAAATGTTTTTAATAAATGATAGTTATTATGAGCTAGTTTTAGAAGATGGCGACATTGCTGTTTTAGAAAATATAAGAACTGGAGAACCTTTAACGATAAATATTAAAGAACTCTGGAATTATGCAATATGAAAGGAGGTGTTCAGTATGCTGGAAAATAAAAAGTCTGTTGTGACCACCACATCATCAACAGACCAACAACCAATATTTGATTATATAGTACAACAATTTATTAAAAAATGCAAATAGGAGGATATAAAAAAATGATAAAAATAGAATTTACAGGAAGTGTAGAAGAAGTTAGCAAAGAAATATTAGATTTTGTAAGGGGAAACTATATAAATCTATCTGAAAATATAGCTCTCCCAAAATCAGATACAGAAAAAGCAATAGCTAAGGCAATAGAAAAAGCTACCACTAAAGTAGAAGAGAAAAAAGAACCTGTTAAAAAGGTAGAAGAAGCACCTGCTCAAAAACTACCTATAGTACCAGCTAAAAAAGAAGAAGCACCTGTAGCTGTAGCAACTCCTTTACCTACTAAGACAGCTGAGTATACTGCAGATGATTTACAAAGAATTGCAGCAGATTGGGTAAATAAGGATATAAGTAATAACAGACCAGCATTAGTAAATCTATTAGCTAGTTTTGAAGTTAAAGCTATCACATTTTTACCAAAAGAAAAATATGGAGCTTTTGTTCAAGAACTTAAAAAATTAGGAGCTGATGTTTAATGGCACATGCACTATTAGGACCTTCTAGTGCTACAAGGTGGATAGCTTGTCCACCTTCTGTCAAACTCTGTGAACAATTTGAAGATGTTGAAAGTGAATATGCAAAAGAAGGAAGTTTGGCACACGAGATAGCAGAATTAAAAGTAAGAAAATTAATAGATCCTGGTTTAACTTCAAGAAAGTTTACATCCGCTATGAAGAAGCTGAAAGAAAAAGAACTTTATCAGGAAGAAATGCAAGGCTATACAGACGAGTATGTAGAGTTTATTCAAGAACAGATGTACTCTTACTCAACTACTCCTCATGTTGCAGTGGAACAGAAAGTAGATTTTTCACAGTATATTCCTGGTGGGTTTGGTACAGCTGACTGTATTCTAATCTCTAATGATACCTTACATGTCATAGATTTTAAATACGGGAAAGGTGTTCCTGTAAGTGTTGAAAATAATGCTCAATTACTTCTGTATGCATTAGGTTCTTATCTTGCTTATGAAATGATATATCCTATAGAGCATATTAAAATGTCAATCGTACAGCCAAGACTTAACGATATAGACACTTGGGAATGTAATCTTGATTACTTACTAGCTTTTGCTAAGATAGCCCAAGAAAAGGCTGTAATGGCTTTAAATGGAGATGGTGATTTTAACAATGGTGAACACTGCAGATTTTGCAAGGCAAAAGCAATTTGTAAAGCGAGAGCTAATGCAAACCTTGAGCTTGCAAAATATGAGTTTAAAGCAGCTGACCAATTAACCTTAGAAGAAATAGGACAAATATTAGAAAAGGCAAAAGATTTGGATAAGTGGGTAAAAGAAATAGAGAAATACGCATTATCAGAAAGCTTAAAAGGAAATAACATTCCTGGTTGGAAAGCAGTGAATGGTAAAGGCAGTAGGAGTTTTAAAAACACTGATGATGCTATAAAAGTACTTAAAGAAAATGGAATAGCTGAAGAACTGTTATATGAAAGAAAGTACTTAACTTTAGCACAAATAGAAAAGGTAATAGGTAAAAAAGATTTTAATAATTTAGTTGGAGATTTAATAGTTATGAATGCAGGGAAGCCAACTCTTGTAGAAGCTTCAGATAAAAGAGAAGCTATAACAAACAAGATAAAGGCTGAAGATGAATTTAGTGCAGTTGATGATATTAATAATATATAAAAGGAGAAGTGATAGTAATGGCTAATGAAACAAGAGTAATGACAGGGAAAGTGAGATTAAGTTATGTGCATTTATTTAAACCTTATGCAGCAGAAAAAGGGCAAGAAGAAAAGTACAGTTGTACAATTCTAGTTCCAAAGACTGATGTACAAACTAAAATGAAACTAGATGCAGCTATAAATGCAGCAATAGAAAAAGGAATTAGCAGTGTGTGGAATGGAGTTAAACCTCCAAAACCAACTATCCCAATATATGATGGAGACGGAGTGAGACCATCAGATGGCCAAGAATTTGGACCCGAATGTAAAGGGCACTGGGTGTTTACAGCAAGTGCAAAGATTGATTACCAACCAGGGATAGTAGACTCGAAGCTACAACCAATTCTTAATCAATCTGAAATATACTCAGGAATTTATGCAAGAGTATCCTTAAACTTTTTCCCATATGCAGTAAGTGGTAAGAAAGGAATAGGTTGTGGACTTGGAAATGTTCAAAAGCTAATGGATGGAGAGCCTTTATCAGCTGTAGGAATTAAAGCAGAAAATGAATTTGATGAGGTAGAAATAGATCCAGTTACTGGAGAACCAATTCTATAAAAAAACTTATAAGAAGGGCAGTGTGAAAACTGCCTTTCAATTTCAAAAAAGGAGCGATTATGAGAACTTTAAATATTGATATAGAAACATTCAGCTCTGTAGACATAGGAAAATCAGGTGCTTATAAATATGCAATGAGTGATGATTTCCAGATACTGTTATTCGCTTATTCTATTGATGGCCAAGATGTAAAAATAGTAGACCTTGCACAAGGTGAAACTATACCACAAGAAGTATTACACCTTTTAAAAGATGAAACTTGTATTAAGTATGCTTATAATGCTGTCTTTGAGTGGTGGTGTTTGAATATGGCTGGAATAGAAACTCCTTTAGAGCAATGGCAATGCACAATGGTTCATGGTCTTTATTGTGGATATACTGCAGGTCTTGCTGCAATAGGTAATGCTATGGGTTTACCACAAGATAAGAAAAAACTTACAACTGGAAGTGCATTAATTAGATATTTCTGTATTCCATGTAACCCAACTAAGAGCAACGGAAACAGAACTAGAAACCTGCCACATCATGCTCCAGAAAAATGGGAATTATTTAAAGAATACTGTATACAAGACGTAGTTACTGAAATGGAGATAGGTAGAAGATTAAGTGCATTTCCTGTCCCTGATAGAGAATGGAAGCTTTGGGTGTTAGATACATTCATGAATGCATACGGAGTAAGAGTTGATAGTGAGTTAGTGAATGGTGCTCTGTATATAGACGCATTATCCAGGGCTAATTTACTAGAAGAAGCAAGAGATATAACAAAGTTAGACAACCCCAATTCTACAAGTCAGTTACTAAATTGGTTAGAAGAAGCTGGAGAAGAAGTTGAGAATTTGCAAAAAGCTACAGTAGGAAAAATGATAGATATTCTAGATGATGGAAAAGCTAAAAGAGTTTTGGAAATAAGGCAAGAGCTTTCTAAAACATCTGTTAAGAAATATAAAGCTATGGACGAAGCTATGTGTAAAGATGAAAGAGTTAGAGGTCTCTTACAATTTTATGGTGCTAACAGAACTGGTAGATATACAGGAAGATTAGTTCAAGTACAGAACTTGCCTCGTAACTATATAGAAACTTTAGATGTAGCTAGAGATGTTATTAAAAAAGGTGATGGTGAACTTTTAGAAATGCTTTATGGAAATATACCTGATACCTTATCACAGCTTATCAGAACAGCATTTATCCCCTCTGAGGGCAATCATTTTGTTGTGTCAGACTTCTCAGCAATAGAGGCAAGAGTTATAGCATGGCTTGCTGGAGAAGAGTGGAGAATGGAAGTGTTTAAAACTCATGGAAAAATCTATGAGGCCTCAGCATCTCAAATGTTTGGAGTGCCAATAAATACCATCGCAAAAGGTGAAGAAAACTATCATCTTAGAGCTAAAGGAAAAGTTGCAGAACTTGCACTAGGATACCAAGGTAGTGTTGGAGCTTTAACTGCTATGGGTGCAGCTGATATGGGCTTAACCGATGAAGAAATGAAAGACATTGTAGATAGATGGAGAAAATCATCAAAAAGAATTGTGGAGTTGTGGTATGCATTAGAGAATGCCTCTGTTGAAGTATTAGAGACTGGAGAACCGCAGATAGTTAAATGCGTAAAGTTAGCTAAAGAGTATGACTTTATTTATGGTCAAGACTTTTTCACAATTGAATTGCCAAGTGGTAGAAAACTTTTCTATCCAAAACCATTTTTAAAAGAAAATCAATTTGGGCAAATGCAGATGCATTACATGGGGATTAATCAAACATCTAAGAAGTGGGAAGTTATCCCAACTTATGGCGGTAAATTAACAGAAAATATTGTACAAGCTATCGCAAGAGACTGCTTAACAGAAACTTTGCTAAGAGTAAAAGATAAAGGTTGGCCAATAGTGTTCCACGTGCATGACGAGATAATACTAGATGTTCCAAAGTCTGTGGAGTTAGAAGAAGTTATAAAAACTATGACAGAAGAAATTAGTTGGGCAAAAGGATTAATATTAAATGCTGCTGGATTTACCGGTAGTTATTATATGAAAGATTAGGAGGAAATTATGCATATAGGAAGAAAAATAAAAAAATTTAGAGATGAAAATAAAATATCTCAAACAGAATTTGCTACAAAAATAGGAGTTACACAAGGCTTTTTATCACATTTAGAAAATGGAAGACTTAATGTAGAGAGTCCTACTCTTGAAAAGAAAATACTAGTTGCTATTGGAGAAACTCCAGATAGAGATTTAAAAAAGGACTTTGAAAAAGATATAGAGTTAGCAGTTGATAACGTACATTCACCAAAGCATTATATGATACCAGGTTGTAATTTTGAATGTAAAGACTTATCTGATGTTATTGTTAGAGATATGCCTAACCCTTTAGGAACTAGAATATGGAATGTGATTAAGTACCTGGTTCGTGCAGAAAAGAAAAACGGATTAGAAGATTACAACAAGGCTGTTGAGTACTTGTCCTGGATAGAAAAAGGGAATGAAGCAGATGAATATGATAACGAAAATACTTTAGAGAACATTGCTGATAAATTAAAAACAGATTGGACTACTATCATAATGGGGATATGTGAGGGCTATACAGCTAAAAAGGCTATTTTAATGAATGAGACTTTTAGGAATTTAATTGCTTTAAACATTCCTGGAGCGATTAACTGCATATCTAAAATAATAGAACTTGGATAAAAGGAGATAGCAGATGGAGAACTCGAGAAAATTAATAATATCTGAAGCAAATAACAGACACTCTAAGGAATGGGTACGAACTGAAATTACCTGGTCTGAATTTGTAGATAGATTAGGAAAACCTAAAATAACAGCTGAAACACTAGATGAGTTCTTATCTTATTCTAAAGCTAAGCAAGATGATATTAAGGACGTTGGAGGCTTTGTTGGTGGAAAATTAAAAGGGAATCTTAGAAGAAGTGAAGCTGTTGAAAGCAGGAGTTTAATTACTCTTGACTTAGATAACTTAGCTTATGAAGATGATACTAAGATTATAAAAACTCTTAATAGTTTAGGCTGTGCTTATGCAGTGTACAGCACTCGTAAGCACCAAACTACTAAACCTAGAATTAGAGTTATTTTGCCCTTAGCTGAAGATGTGTCTGCTGATGAGTATGAACCGATAGCGAGAAAGGTAGCAGAGTCTATAGGATTACGTTATTGTGATCCTACTACCTTTCAAGCTGTTAGGTTAATGTACTGGCCTAGCCATTCTACTGATAGTGATTATGTTTTTACTTATGCTGACAAGCCTATGTTAGATGGTAAGGCAGTTCTTAATATGTATGCTGATTGGAGAGATGTAACAACATGGCCAGAAGTTCCTGATGCTCAAAAGCATCATTTGTCTTTGCTGAAGCAACAAGAAAACCCTTTAGAAAAAGAGGGAATGGTAGGGGCATTCTGTAGAAGGTTCAACATTTACCAAGCAATAGATGAGTTTTTACCTGGAGTATATGAACCTTGTGATATATCTGATAGATTAACCTTTGTGGGTGGAAGTACTACTGCTGGAGCTATTGTGTATCAAGATGGACTTTTCTTATACTCACATCATGCCACTGACCCTTGTAGTCAAAAATTAGTAAATGCTTTTGACTTAGTAAGATTACATAAATTCGGACATTTAGATATACAGGCAGATATTAAAACTCCTGTGGCCAAACTACCTTCTTGGCTGGCTATGAAAGAATGGGTATTCGCTAAGACTCCAGTCAATTCA